TTCATTATATTTGTTCTCCCATTTAAAATTACATCTTGTACAATCGAATTTTTGAACTACTGATCCACATTCAAGCTTTGATACACTGAAACTACAATTTTTAAATTTATGATTGCTCTCAAATTGCATACACCTAGGGCACTCTTCTATGCCCATAACTCGATAGTCCATTTCTTCCCCAATTCAAGAAAATACAGTTTAACATATGGTTAACTATAATACAAGGAAAAACTTAAATCATCTAAAATAGAGCTCTAAATTGGGTTTTGGCTTCTTTTTTTTATGTGGATTTACTGCATATTTTTCATGGGTTCTGAGATAATCTACCCATTGTTTTGTCATCCTTTTATTGTCTTCTCCTTCAGTAGTCAATTCGTTTAGAATACCTGAGCGTTCAACATAAAGATACTTAACATGCATAATCTTTCTTTCTTTAACAATACGCCTTACATAAGCATGATGTATGATTTGTGTAAAATACGAAAAAGGATTCTTTGATTTTTCTGGATTGAAGTTGTGTGCGTACAGTAAACAGTTTTCAATACCATCAGAAACAAGGTCATCCCTAAATGTATAATTTATAAAGTTAGGACGCATAGCTAAATGTTCACATATTTTTAAAAAACATTCACCCATAAACTCTGTAGTCGGAGGATCATTTTCTTCAACTTCCCTTGCATCATGTACTCTTTGTTTCCACTTTTTCATTTCTCCAAAAAATGCTTCATTGTCTACATAATGTCTGCTCTTGTCTACACTCATATTCCAGTACTCCCAAATCCACCTTCACCTCTATCGGAGTCATTCAATTCCGATACTTCATTAAATTGTGCTGTTAATACAGGAGCCAGTACCATTTGTGCAATACGTTGTCCTTTTTCAACTTTAAAAAAACGATGGTCATTATTATGTATTATAACTTTTATTTCACCACGGTATCCAGAATCAATTGTGCCTGGTGAATTCATAACTACTGCACCAAACTTTAATGCCATTCCAGATCGAGAACGTATTTGTATTTCATAACCACTAGGAATTTCAACATACAGTCCAGTAGAGATTGCTTTCCAACTAAATGATTTAATCACTACATTCTCGGACGCACATATATCCATTCCAGCATCGCCAGGTTTTGCATACTTCGGCAATGGATTTTTACTAGTATTAACAATATCAATTTTAACCGTTCTCAATTTCATTATAAATCCTTTTAGAAAATTATTGAATATTATCCCACGTTTGACTACTTATCACATTCCCTGTACTAATAGTATATTCTGTTATAATATGTGGTTGTTGCTTAGCCGATGTAAATGACCTCACACTCCCACACACAGCACATGTATAATCTAAATAATATCTATATCCAAGTACACCTTCAGATGTTTGATCATGGTGTGTTCTCTTTTTGCATACATCACACGTTTTCTTTAAAAGGTTTTTTGCCAATACTTCTTTTTTTGGTCTTGGATTGTGTTTCTTCTTCTTCTCTGTCACTGGCCCATGATGTTTCTTTTGCTTTCTCATAATAATGATCTCCTTTGTGTTTTAATTTATTAAGTTTTTTCTTATCATACTTATTCTTAATAATTTTCTTGTAGGTTTTACCCATTTCCGTATCCTTTATAAAGTTATCTCTTTAAAATTATAATCAAACTTTTCATTTAAATAAGTCCTCACTCTTTCCTTCCAATGTTTGATACCATAATTATTATGTTTTTTCCATGATAGATCATCAACGATATCGAACAATATTGCTTTGTTACTTTTATCATCTAGTCTTAATACTCGCCCAATTGACTGCAAGTTTCTTACCTTAGCTTTATAGGGATGTGCAAATATTAATGTTTGTAGATTTTTAATATTAACACCTGTTGATAAAACACCCGATGATGCTACGATAATAGAATTTTCAACCTCAGTTATTTGTCTTATTCTTTCCCTGTCTTCAACTGATGTTTCACCCGCAATGAAGAATATGTTTCTATCTTCATTCAATTTTTCTCTAAGTATTCTTTCTAAAACCTTACCATGTTTTTCTACATAATTAAAGAGAATTAATACGTTACCTTTTCTCGCTAATGCAAGATTACAAATAAAATTATTTCTCTTTTTGTTTGAGACTATAAAATCAATTTCTTCTTGATACGATGCTGTAGTTAATAATTTTCTTTCTGATTCGTTGTATTTAAGTATTAAACATTCTATCGCTAATTCAGATATATGTTTATCGTCCATTAGTTTTTTTGACGTAATAGCCGTGTATGTCTTACCAAATAGGCCCTCTAATACTAGTTTGTTAGTTTTAGAATCGGTTAATGTACCAGTAGTTCCAAAACGATATCTACAACTAGTCATCTTTTCTAATATACCTTTAAGACTCAGAGCACTACATAAATGTGCTTCATCACCCACAACCATACCAAACTGTTTAAAATACGGTTTACCTAACCTAAATAATGACTGCCATGTACTTATGTATATCTGCTGTTTAGCTTCTTTTTCTTTTCCAGAATAAATAATATGACACTGCTCCTCTACATTCCATGTGTTCGACTTACTGGAATAATCTTTAAAATCATTATACATTTGTGTAACTAAATTTGTTGTTGGTACAAGTATCAGTATCTTATCATTATCCAGAAACTCCTGATGCCATCTGATTAAAGAGTATATAACTAAACTCTTACCAGACGATGTTGGGGATAATAATAGAGCTCTTTCTTTTTTAACACAATGTTCAAACGATTCTACTTGATAATCTCTTGCTGTAATAAGTTGATTCTTAACAACTGGTATTAATGCATTTATGAAATCTGCACAATCATCATATTTTACATACCTTCCCTTTGCCTCTACTATGTCAGTTTTTAAAACATAAGTGTGTTTATCAGCCCACTCTTTTAAGTAAGGTAATAAACCTAGATACATCTGCCCTGTTTGAATATTGAACAAGCGTATTTTCCCGTCCCACATCTTTGAACGCACTTTTGGATGGAACTGTGCATTAGGAACTTTAAAAGAAAAATACTCATTCATCTCATAAGCTATATGTCTTTCGCAAGATACTTGCAAAAAGACTTCATCAATTTTTCCAACTACAATCATCCAATATTACCAGCTAAATAGTTTTTCCACTTAATAGTATTACCAATATTAAATGATACTGACATAATAGACTTCACTTGACCTTGTATTAAATTTATTTTTTCTTCTTGCATGATAACCTTATCACGGCATTCATTTAATTGGTTATCTGATTTTAAATATATAGATACATCACTTCTAAGAATTTTCAAATCCATTGGTTCTTTTTTATATTCTTCTGGATCAGCTTTACCTAAATAAAACTCTGTCCTTTTCCTAACCATATCATCATACTCTCTCGAAAAATATCGTAAGGTCAATGTCTCATCATAAACTAATTGCAAGTACCTACCACAAAGCTCAGGCACAGAAAGACCTGCAATATCAATATTGACCTCATCTTTAAGAAAAGCTGAGTCCTTATCAATCATTTGTTTTATTTCTTCGATTTTCATACTATAAGTATATCAAAGTATTATCTCAAATACAAGGAAGAATATTAGTTTATTTTGTCTATAGAAAACGAACCTGTGTAAGCAAATGAAGCTGTTGCTAGTATTGGTTCTAAAGATGTAGCTGACGCGTCAAGGTCTAATGAACTTAGTGTAACTGGAAAAGCATCCTTGAACGTAAAATTGAAATTTGGATTGGATTTGTTTGTCTGTAGTATAACATTCATATCAGTTTTTAAAGTATCTATGCTGTTTCCAGCACCTATCATACCATCGGACAAATTAAATTGATCTGCTTGATCTGGAAAACCCATAGCAATTAACCATCGGTATATTTCCAAATAATTAGTGATATTTTCATCAACAATAAATGAAATTGTCAATTGTTCAAAAACTATTTTATCACCCTCAACTGGTATATCAGAAAAAAGTGTAGGTTGTAGTGCTGTCCCAATTGCTAGAGAAGGTATAGTGACTTTTTGACAGAAAAAATTTACATTCGGCAAACGTAAAAAGTTCGTTTGGAACGATATAACATTTAACTGATTTATTTCTTTCGGTTCTAAAGCCATCTAATAATCTCTCTTTTATAGGTATTATATATATTTATAAGACTTAATTATATGAGGTTTGTAATGGAAAAATATGTGCGTGTTTATAAAAATGTAGTTCCAGATGATTTTTGTGATTTATTAATAGCTAAATATGAGAAAAACCCTACCCACGTTGAAAGTTTTAATAATCAACAAAGACCCTCATTTAATCAAATTAATCTTCATCAGCATGAAGAATGGAAAAAATTTTGTAGTACTCTACAATCAACCTTTCAAGATTACCTAGAACAATATAAAAAAGACTGTGGTATTACAAAATATCATTGGCCAGATAAATTTGGCTTTGAACAATTTAGAATGAAGAAGTATCTGCCTAACAACCATGACCAATTTAAATCACACGTTGATGTAATGGATCATGCTACTGCTAGACGCTTTCTCGTATTCTTTTTGTACTGTGATCATAATGAAGCAGGTGAAACTTTACTAGATGAATACAACATCAATATTAAATGTGAAAAAGCTTCTTTGCTTTTGTTTCCTCCATTATGGACTTACTTACATACAGGAAAGAAACCTATTAATAGAGCTAAATATATTATTGGAAGTTATTTACATTACATATAATAAGTTATCTGAACACCACCACATAGCAATAGTAACACACCAAAAACAGCAATACAAGGAAGAAGTTAAGAATACTTTATACCCTTTCTATTTAGGTTCTTTCTATTTTCTATATGCTCTAATTCGATATCATCCTTTGACTGACCAAAATACTCTACTGCTAGATACTGTGATTTCATTAACTCATTCAAGCTCTCATCATTAACTATGATTTCTCCTAGTATTCTACCAAATTTTCCTTTTTGGTCTAAATGTGTCCTTAACGTGATGTATGACCCCTTTTTGCACCTATCTGTCATAAATTTCTTAGATAAATTTCCGTAAAACTTTTCTACCTTATCTCTAGTTCTGGACTCTGGTGTATCAATTCCGTATAAACGTACTGTTTGATTAGCAAGAATTATAGAAAATCCTAAATCAATATCAAGTCGAATTGTATCCCCATCAATAACCTTAACTACCTTCGATCTATATTCGTGCATTATTATCTTCCTTTTTTCTTTTCAAGTAAGAATTGTAATAGTCTTAATGTTAAATCAAATGCTTTATCAAATAAGTAAGTCATGTATTATTATCTTCCCTTTTTCTTC